TAGATAACGAAGTTAGCAATACTTAGACGGGCGTAAAACTTACTGCCTTCTCGAAGCAGCTTCTTGCCGTACCTCGTGAGTATTCCCTTACGTGGACAGAAGCTCTCTGGATCAAGCACCACAGGCGTCTGAGTAAGAGGAACATATGGGCAGTAAAAATATCCGCTATCCATATACGAGTCCCCCTTATAGCCCATCAAAATCTGATTGGTTGGGAATAATGGGTCTTTGTACATTCTCCAACGGTTGTTGACAGTTCCAACGTATTGGATGCCAAGTGAACCGGTGAAAGTTTCCGAAGAAGCCGGTGCGAAACCAGCCGTAGCTGTTTCGAAGATAGAGGCAACTTCAGGAGACGTGACAAGCCAGTTGGCTCCACCACGAAGCGTCTTCTTATGGACGATGTTGGAAATTTCGACGACCTTGACGTAGAGAGATTCATACTTTTCCTTGACGGTATCGCCAAGGGCAGTATTGAAGTCCCAGCTAGATACTGTTCCGGCGTTGTTACGCAAGTCGGTAAGAACTTCACGGTCGATTTCGAGGTTAATTTCCTGAGCAAGAACAGCGGTCAACTCAGCCTCGGCGTCGAGGTTGTGTTGGCTACGGAGGTCTTGCTGAGCTTCATAGCTCCACACGGCCTTGAGCTTGCGGGTCTTGGCAGTAATGTCCTCGGATTCGATAACGAGGTTGATTTCCGGCAAATCTTGGTTGCATTCCATGTTGTACTCATAGGAGAGAACAACATTGTTAGTGCCAGCGGCATTGTTCCAAGTGAGCGTCAATTCACCAGTGGTGAGATTGAGAGTTGCAGCAGTTGGATAGTTCGTTGGCGAACCGAGGTTCGAGGAAGTGAACGTTCCAGTTTCAGAGATCGTGAAGGTCTGAATGGCGGTTGCACCGACATAGACAGTACCAGTCACGGTTCCCGGAATAACCGGAGTGTGTTCGAGAGGCGAGTAGACCGAAGAGGTGGTCAAACCAGCATCGCTAGACGACGTTTCATTCTGGACGAATTGCGACGTATAGAACAAGTCGAGGTTCGAGCTACCATCGGCTCTTTGCATCAAAGTATTAACATCATCGCCGGGGTATCCGCCGTTGTTATCCGCTCCACGGGTTGCACCCTTATTGCTGGAGTAACGGAAACGGAGGTAATATACCAAGCCGGTTGGTCCCAACAGAGGTTGGACGGAAACGACTTTATTGGCGATAAGCTGTGGATAAATACGACGAACGAGCGGAATCGAGATTCGCTTGAACGAAGCAATATCACTTGTATCGGTTGCTGTCTCATTCATGAGACGCTGGTTTTCGAGAAGGACGGCGGTTGCAGAGCGTGCGAACTTGTCGTCGATTCCTTCCAGAAGTCCAGTCTGTGACCACATGCCTTCAAGTTCACGGGCCTCATTGAGAAATTTTGAATTACCTTGCATTGTATCCCCTTTTGACTTTACTTAACTGAAATTTAATCTTTCTTAATACCAGCGAGTGATGCCATTGCAGTCCATTCGCTTGGTTTTAAGGACTCGAACAAGGAAGTATTGACTACCTTGTTATCTTCCTTGACTGGAACTGTTACATCTTCAGCGATGACTTCAGTTTTGCCAGTAAAGGACTTGCCACGCCCCTCTACATTCTTTGCCGATTCTTTTCTATTCTTTGCGGTTACGACAGTATTTTCTTTGATAAGCTCAGCAGACTGTCGCACTTGTTCTTCGAGCTTAGTGTTTTGACTAGCGATACGGATATTGCGGGCTTCGAGCAGACGAATCTGTCCCTTGGTTTCTTCCAAGGTCTTCTGAGCTTCTTGCAGCTTAGAAGAAGTAGCAAGTGCAATATCTTCATCGGCAAGATACTCGGATACGGTTTCGACAACCTTATTAAGAGTAACTGCACGTTCTGCGAGACGGGGGTCGTTGATGACATCACGACGGGCCTGTTCGTAGATTTCTTTGCCTTTGTATTGAAGGAATGCATCGACTTTATCGATCATATATTCTTTCATTTCCGACAACTTCTTGTCGTACTCTGCGTATAGATCGGTTTCGACTGCATCCTTTGATCCTTTTTCCTGTTGGAGCATTTGGAATGCTTCTTCATAGCCTTCTTCGAGAGCGGCTTCGAATTCTGATCTCTGGGATTCCAGACGGTTGCGGAGATCAGCAATAATTGTGTAGGCTTCCTGATAGCCGGTTTCCGCAGTTGCTTCAGCAGTTTTAACTTCGTTAGAAAGTTCTGCATAAGCATCTTGGATTTTGGCTTCGTATTCCTTTTCAAGATCGGCCTTTACTTGCTCGATCATGCTCTCAACGACGGAAGAGACTTCCTTCATGTCTTCCGGCTTCACGAGTTTGCTCAGTGCTTCAATGATCTTGTCCATTACTGTAACCTCGCTTTAATTTCGTTTGCCTTTTTGGTGACGATACCACCTAAACAAGCAAGCAGAAGTTCCTTATTCACTGTATATATGCTGCTGTTATTATTTTTTGCAACATTTACATTTATTTCTGCATTGCTTTCATTTTCGTCTACAGAAGTCGCAACACACTCACGACTTGACGCTACTTTTTCTTGGAATGCTGAATAGGTACTTGGGTCTGCCACTGCGTCAAAGGTGATAAGTTTGTAACTTTCTCCGATGACGAGAATACCATTTTCATTTACTTTTCCGTTACCGACGCCACGGCTGCTGATGCCGATTCTGACGCCATCATTAATGAGTGAGCGGAGAATTTTTC